TATTCTCGTAAGGCTTTATCTCATTTAATCTTTTTTCAACAATATTCATATTCTCCTCCTTATTATTAAAAGAACCGAGACAAACGCTCGGTAATATATTAAAGCCTAACGGCATGCCATTGTTGGTATTTAATATCTAATTTGGGAAGGACTTACTGATAGGCTTTGTAATCATGGTTGCAGGAGAAGGATTTGCACCGTTCGACCTCTAGCTAATAAGACTAGTGAGCTACTACTGCTCTATCCTGCTAAAACAATTATCGCACGAAAAAATGCTCACAATGTGAGCACTTTCTTCAAATTCTTGTTTATTTTTCTTGGGATTTCTTCTCTTGCATAACCTACAATATTAGATGTCTTTTCTGCACTGAATCCCTTTATATATCTATACTCAATCATTGTACGAGTTGTATCATCAAGTTGGCTTAATTTGTCTTTTACATAGTTCATTCTTCTTGCATAATCTGCATGAGCTAAGAATAGCTCGGCTTTTAATGGATAAATAGCTTCATCCCTTTGTAGCTCTGCTATCTTTTGCTCATAATATGTGTACGATTGGCATTCACACAAGAAGTGTCTCTTAATATCTTCATACGTACTCATGAACTGTATACCTTATACAATCTATCTTCTAATTCGCCAACTTTATATTTTAATTCCTTTATTTCATGCGCTTGATTATGAATTGTTGCATTTCTTTCTTTTATAATCTGATTAAGCTCAATATTTGTCCTTCCTAGTTTATTATTTTTAGAAATTAACTCTTTAATCCTTTCTTCATGATTCATTTCTATTTGCGTTACCTCCATTTTTTGACAATTTTATTCTATAGTTCGTCAAGCTATAGAATTACTTAAAAGGTAAATCATCTGAAGCAATATTTAATCCGCTTTCAGTATATTCTTGTTGTGCGATTTGTTGTGTTAAGCTAGGTTGTGTATATGTGTTTTGAACGCCGTAAGCGTTGTTATTTGCTTGGTTTTGATATTGATATGCATTTACATTAGAACTGAAATTTTGCCCATTAGAAACGTTTTTAGGCGGTAATTGCACGTTACTAGCCACCACTTCAGTGATATAAACTTTCTGTCCTTGTTGATTCTCATAATTTCTAACACTGATTCTTCCTTCAACCGTAACTAAATCACCTTTCTTGCAATACATATTTACAATATCTGCAAGCTTGTTCCATGCCACACAATTAATAAAATCTGTATTATCATTAATTCCATTTACTGCTACCGTAAACTTTGCTACGCTATTTCCATTTTGTGTTTTTGCTAACTCAACATCTTTAGTTAATCTCCCACAAATTACTGCAATATTAATACTCATTAAATCCACCCCAATTCCTTACACTGTTGATTAATTGCTAGTAATAAATCATTCTCGATTACAACTTCCATATTAGTTTCTATTTCAATTTCGTTTTCTGATAAATTAAATATGATTTCAAAATATTCACTTCCAAAATCTTGCGAATAAGTTATTTTCCCATTTTCTACATTCTTCTTATATCCGAGTTCTTCAAATGTTTCTATTGTGCTCATCATGACCACCCCAATTCATTCATCTGTTGTTGAACCGCTTTTAACTCATTTGCAGTTAAACTTTTTATTTGATTTGCCATTCCACATGATGTATACGAATAAAATATTTTATCTTTCAAATTAAATTGAATTATGTGACGCATAATACTTCCTGTTTCATAGAAAATACAATCGCCAAAAGCACGTTTTTTATACCCTAGCTTTTCAAACATTTCTTTTGCATTCATAAGTAAATCCGCCTCCTAATTCATCTATTTGTTTATATATTGCTACTAACTCTTTGGGACTTAAAATTTGTTGAAAACATCCACCTTTTTGCCCAAAGTAATGAGCGTTATAAGTTTTATCCTTCAAATCGAACTGAATATAGCAAAAACTATTTCCGTAAGGCTTTCTATACGAAATAAAACGCTCATTTAGTATTCTTTCTCTTTCATAGCCTAATCTTTTGAACATTCCTTTAGCAGTTATTTTCATTTTGATTTTCCTCATACGCTTTTATCTCCCTCTTTAAATCATCAATAGAGTTGATATTCATATGCCTTTATCTCCTTTTTTAAATCGTCAATAGCTTTCTTAGCATCCTTTAAATCCATATCAAAGTTACTAACTAAATCTGCCATACGATTGTTAGAATAGCTCTGCAAAGCCGATTCTAGCGTTGTATGGTATGAGATAGGTTTTTGTACGTCTATCTCATTTCCTTCTTTATCCTTACCCTTTACGAACGTTACAAGGGCGAATGAACCACTGCTAGAAGTGATTGCATAATTATTTTGTAATCTAATCATTTTCATGCTCCTTTTAACTCATTAATTTATTTTTGTAACGATTATCCAATTCTTCCATAACATGCTTTCCACCATATAGTTTCGATGCGTAAACAATGTAGTCTAATTCATCTAGCATACTGTTCATCAAGTCTTTATTTGTACAGACAAATTTAATATTCTTTTGCAAAGATAAATAAGTTTGCTCAATTTGTTTATCGATTTCAGAAGCACTGCTTTTATCTAATCTGATAAAAGTATTTATTTTTATGGCATCTTCTCTTTGCTTTTTTCTTTCCTTTTCTAAGCTTTTTTTCAATTCTTTATTATTCATTTTCTTTCTCCTTAAAAATCATCCTCTTCGTTTGAATCATCATTAATAATTGCGTTGTATAACCATTCAATACGTTCTCTGTATTCCTCTTTTGTGATTTCTGATAAAGGCTTTTTGAATGATGTAGGCAATAATTTAAATCCAAATTCTTTTTCAAATTCATCTAAATCTTTTTCTGTCATACATCCACCTCATCATCTGCAGGCATTTGATAAACTTGAGTACCTCTCTTCAATGCGTAAGTATTTAGACAAAAGTTATCAATGTTATAATAGCCATTATTTTCAATGGCATTTTGAATTTCGTCTAATACTTTTAAAGCTTTTTCTTTGGTTGAATAAATACCTAATTCCTGTTCGTATCTATCATAGTGCCCGTGAATTGAGTAATAAATGCCCCCATCAATATCGCATTTACAAATTCTACATTTACAAATTCTAAGTGAATTAACGTTTGCTAATATATAATCGTTTTGACTTCTAATCCACATATTAATACCCCTCATTCAATCGTTGATAGTTGATTTTGTTCTTTCCACAATAAGCTTCATAAACACGCTCAATCGTGAATCCTAAGTATTCTGTGATTGCGATAAGTGCTTCAACTCTACAATCTGTAGAACACGGTAAATCTGTTAAAACATAACCAAATTCTTTTTTTAAATTTTTCAATCCCCAAACATATTGCTTAATGGTTTCATCCATTACTTTTTCTTTTCTTAGTCCTTCTTCTCCTCTCATGAAGTGATTTTGCCAACTTAGCACAAAATGCCAAATATCAACTAACTCGCCTAAAACCTTTTCTTTATCAACAGGTGCTTGCGTTTTCTTCCACCAACACCAGTTGGCTTTGAGTTCGTGAGTTAATTCTCCTACTTCGTCCAAAATAGCCATATTTAGCTTTTCTTCATCAATCTCATCCAATCCATACTCATCCATGATTGCTTTATCGAGTTTAGCTTGCATTTGAAGCATTTCTTTAATTAATTCATATTCTTTACTTGTCATGCCTTCTAATCTCTCTTTCTAAATACAATTTATCTAATTTTTCTTTTACAATATCTTCTAATTCTTCAAGTTCCATAACACTTTCAAATCCTAATACACTGCATCCCGTAATTAATTCCTTATACTTAGCCATATAATAGTCAGATTTAGATAAGTCCTCTTCATGTCCCTTATCTGAAGCTCTGTATCTATATTTCCATACATTGCACAAGCAGAAACAAGCGACAATATCTTTTCCAAATACTGCTATCATTTCATCAATACACTCCATTGCTCCATCTCTGTTGTAATGTTGTGGATGATTGACCATGTCGATTTCATCATCATTTTTTTCTTCTTTAGGTTCGAAATAACTCAACTTTCCAAAAAAAGCTAAACCTCTCTCTTTAACTTTCCATCTGCACACGATACAAGGATGTTCACATTCTGATAAATATTCATATTTGCATTTATTACATTTTTCTTCTTTTTTTGGCTTTAAGTAATCCATTTATTTCACCTCATCAAAATCCGAATAATATTCAACGCTTACGACTTCACCGTGCTTCGTTTGTAATTCTATTATTCTTTTTTCTAGTTCTTTGTTTTGATATTCAAGCGTTCTGATTCTTCTTCTGTATTCTTCATACTTGAAAATACATTTAGTAGCTTTGTCTTGTTCTTCTTGAATCCTTTTCCCTACCATTAGGCTATATAGAAGAAGTGTTGCACCACTTCCACATATAGCTCCACAAATCCAATTAATCATTTAATCCTCTTTCTATGCTCCAAATAGTTGTGCTCTAAGCCTATTAAATTCATCTTGTACTTCTTTATCTGTTTTTGTGTTTTGCTCTGTATAAAACTTTGAATCAAGTGTGATAGGCTTATCTTTATTTCTTTTAACCCATTCATCATGTACCCACTTCTGAATTACTAGTGAATGGTTCTTGTATTTCTTTCCACTTGTTTCAATATATTCATCCAAAATCTTTATATGCTCATCTAATGAATCACCATATAAATCTAATAGGTGTGTGTGTTCTTTATCTGTAAGTAACACGTGTGAATATTCACCATATTTGTGTTTACTTACTTCTAATTTATTATTAATTTTATTATTAATAATTTTATTATTATCTTTAACATTTTTGTTAATAGGGGTATTAACAATTTCATTTATACCCTCTAAATCATTTTGCATATACCTATTAACATTTTTGTTAATAGGTATATTTACAATATATAAATGCCTTTCGATAATTTCTTTTGTTCCTTCTTTATACAATGTTTCTACGGCAATATATCCTTTTTTGTATAGCGTGCTAATCCATCTACTTACTGTAATTTTAGAAACTTTATATAAATCCGCAAAATATTGATTTGTTGCCCAACAATATCCTTTTTCATTACATAATGATGTAATTTCTCCATACAATAGTTTTGCGTTTGGTGGCAATTCTTCATCATATCGAACTTCTGCGGGTATTATTGCGCAATAAGATTTTTTTATTTCTGCTATTCTAATCACCTCCACCTAGAATTTCTACTTCTATCCTTGGGTTTTGTTTATCTGTAAATACTGAATGATTCACTTGATTAATGTATTTTCTTGAATCATCTTCGAGTATTCCTGTTCTAACTAATGAATCTTGAATGAATTTAGTAGCGAATGTGATATTGTCTATATCTCTTTTGTTATTTGGCTCATACCAATGAATATTTAATTTAATTGGATAGTTCTTAACTTCGTAAATTTCACCAAAGTTTACTGCCTGTAAGATATAAGCCATAACTAATCGCTCATTCTTTTTCTTCATTTCTGCGCCTTTGTAGCGGTTCGTTCTGCAAGCATTAATATATTCATTCAATCCATCTAGTTTTCCTTTAATTACAAATTTTATTTTCTTCCACCTTGATTCCTTTATCTAAATAGTATTGAGTATTGATTCCTAATTGTTCTGCATAATCTAATATGCAATCAATTAAAACTCCCATTTGTTTTGTATCCATTTGTGAGCTACCTAGAAACAATCTACAATTCACAAATTCATTTCCATTGTCTCTTATCTCAGTACCCAATATTTGAACTGCCCTAACTCCATGAGCTTGAGCCAACGAATCAACACCATCTTTCAAAACTGAAACATATGTATATAAAGCTTTAGCCATTCTCAAGAATTCGCAATACATATCCCAAGTATCATTTGATGTGGCATTTTCGTTTTCGCTTATTTCCTTGATTAATGCCCACATAAGCCGATTCTGATTATTCGTGCGTAAATGTTTAACTGAATCTATAATCACGCTATATGCCCCTTTTTCGAGTGTCTGAGCGTATGATTCGTATATTGGCTCAGTTAATTCAAATGTTATTTCTAGGTTTCCATCCTCATTTCTAGATTTTCTTAAGTAATTGCCAATCAACTTTGTTTTCAAAATGGAATTCACTCCATTTCTTCAAATTTCTGAAGTCTGAAAAGTTTTTTCTGCTCTTCTGTGATTCCCAATTCTTCCATTTTCTTAACATCCGTCCATGAATCTTGGTACGGATTAAAGTTTTCATCCATAATATAATTCTCTAATGCTTCGATTCTTTTAGCTTGAGAATAATACATTTCTCTAGGATACGATTCTGTATTATTAATAACATTGTATGAAAACATATTTACCTACTATAGATAATTCTTGTGGAATATATCCATAAACTCCTTTCTTGTGTTTGTTTTCTCAAATGCCTGTTGGCATTCCTTTTTTAACTTCATGTCTAATTTGTGGTTGAAATGTACTCCTTCACTGCTCATGTTGTGATGTCTAGCGCATAATCTTACATAGCAACCATGCTCAATTGATTTCTTTCTGTTAGCAGTGCCGAAATATACTTCATGTGTGTGTAAATCTAAAGTTGAATCACATATATAGCACTTAGACATATCTTTTTGTAAGATTGACTTATCTCGTTTCTTTATATTTATGCCCTCGCAATCTTTTCTTTATATCCTTTAATTAATGTTCCATAAGCTTTAATTGTTGATTGCAGTTGTGGCTCATTTAATTTCTGTAAATCTTGTGATTCACAATTTGAATGTTTAAGAATCCAATCTGAATATTGTTCTCTAAAGTCAATTCCTAATTCATTCATTTCAGTTTGAAGTGAAATAAATTTCTTAACAGTTTCTTCTTTCGGTTCAAGTTCTTTTTTCTTATCTTCCTCCGGTAAATCTTCACCTGCATAAATGTATAAGCCTAAACCATGACGAGCGATTGCTTTTGTTAAGCTTCTTTGAATTGCTTTATTCACATCAAATGATGTTAGCTTATCAAGTGTGATTGATTTATTCTTGTAATCCATTACAGGCAATTCTTCAATATGTTCTAATTCATTAATAATTACACTTGTTTTAACCCATGCCGTTCTTCCATCTGTGAAATAATTAATAGGTCCATAGTCTGATTCACGCTCATAAATCTTATATTGAGCATTTGGATATTTCTTCTTAACTTCTCCCCATGCCCATGCCCATGACAAGTAACTAAGATTGTTCTTTTTTTCCACTTTGTCATTCACGTTGATTTCATTTAATGTTTGAAATACCGATTTCTTTTCTTCCATCTTCCGTTTCTCCTTTTAATCTGATATAATGTATGTGTTCTTATTTAAGAACGTCATTTCTTGTGTGTGCGTGCTTTGTGGGTGCGCACCTCTTTTTTATTGAAATAACATTGCATACGATTTACCCAAACAAGCTATTGAAATAAGTAGAATCACGATTGTTGCGAATAACATAATGTTTATTCCGATTGTGATTCTTTTTTGATACCTTTGTTCTCTGAGTAACTCTTTTTCTTCCTTGCTTAAATGTATTCGCTTTGGATTAAATGGATAAATGCTTAACTCCATTTCATCTTCATGTATTGTGTTCATTCTAATGTCTTGCATATCTTTATCTCCTAAAGCTTTTTTTAAATTCCGGACAACATTTTAAGAATGTTTCTGTTGGAATAACATTTTGTGAGACATTCTTATAAATAAACGTGTCTTTCCAATCAATTCCATTGTCTTTTTTGTATTGCTCACGAACCGATTTCATAACTTTGTGAGCGTAATTCCTTTGAGTTTGCTCTTGAAAAACATCCCAATCAAACAATGAAACTAAATCATCTTTATTAAGTAACGCTTTGTAATTAATAATCACACGCATACACCTCCATTCTAGATTCACAAGTATTAATTTCATTTACTTCCTGTAAATCCCTAACATTTAATTGATTCGCAATTTCTTTTGCTTCAACTTCATCATGTGCTTCAACCTCGAACGTAACATTTGCAGTTACGTCGAAGGTTACGAAATATGTTTTAGTCATGCTTCTCACCTCTTTTCGATTCATCTAAGATACAAGCGATATATCCTTGATGAAATTCTGAAAGCTCATAGCCTTTCTTTTGTAGTTCGCCTAAGGCTTCAAAAATTCTCTTGTCTAGTATTGTTTCACCCTCTTTCTTTTTGACCTGTCTCATCAGTGCTAGTAGGTCATCTCTAGCAGATAAGCCTTTCGGCTTATTTCGACTAATTCATTAATGGTTCTGCATTTTGGTCGATTCGCTCAACTTGATTCAATTTGAATAAGTAAGCTTTTGCTAAGAAGAAATTGTTCTCAACTTTTTCTTCTCCGTTTGTATCTGTGTATTTTTTTGCTTTAGGTTTCCAAAGTTTTGTGCAAACTGTAGCATGCTCACCTTTCTTAACTTTGAATCCCATTTCTTTCCATTTTTGGAAAGTGTGCAATGGTTCAAATTCTCCCATTCCCAACATTTTCTTTGTGTTTTGAATAATTTGTTCGTTTGTCATTTCTCGTGTCCTCCTAACTTCTAATATGTGATGTATTCTCTATTTACAAGCTTTAACATTCTCTCTGCTTCTTTTCTTAAGCATTCACTGATTAAATCTTGTTCTTCTTCTGAGTAGCTTTCTTCATCTATTTTGTAATAAGCTACTGCAAGTGCGTCTTGTAAAATATCTCTTGCAATTTCCTTTGCGTCTGTCTTTTTCATTTCTTGTTCCTCCGTTTAGTACTTATTTGTACTCTTTTGTAACTTACGTGTTTATAGTATACAACGCATTGTGTACATTTACAAGTATAAATTGTAATTTGTGTACATTTATTTTTTTAATAATTAAAAAAAGCCCTGTATAAACAGAGCTACCATAGATTAACATCAAAATGAATATTAACCTCAAAGCCATATAAATTATAGCACATAAAAGCAAAGACCGTACAGAATCATACGGTCTAATATACGAAAAATAAGTTGAAGGTTTTATATGTAATTTATGCTACTTCAATTAATGGACCACAATTTACCCAAATTCCACCGATTTCCGCAAGATTCTTTTGTACATTGACTTCATCAACACGAATTCTTGTCACATAGACAACGGCATTTGTGGTATGCAATACATTGTCATTATATCCATCGGAATTACGTACCTTATCAACTAAGCGAATTGGAAACCAACCACCCAATGGTGCAAGGTATGCGCATAAATCGCCATTGATTTGTTTCAAGCCTTGATTTCCAATCTTCATTTGTACGGATGTAACGTAAGAACCTGCGTGCAAAATTTGGTCAATTGCTTCTACAGGTTGTGGAATACTTGGTTTAACTGCTCCTGTGTTTGCGAAACATTTAGGTCTAAATGCAGTATCAAACGTAGCATAATAAGGCAATTTGCAAAGTGTAAATGCTCCATTCTTTCCACCTTGATTCTGTCCTAAGAACCATCCAAATTTACCGTCAATGTCTGAATCAAAGATAGCAATATGACTGTATGGTGTCCATCCTGCTACTTCTTTAAAGACGGCAATATCACCGGCTTGCATAATTGAAACTTCATTGCAGTAGTTTAAGATTCCATTTGTCTTTCTGTTGTTCCAAACGTCCTTAACAAATTTACTTGTCGTACAATGAATTGGTTTATATCCTAAATCAATCATGTACTTCATAACACCGTCCCAACATTGAGCACCATAATATCCATCAATGTCGAACGCTTTGCCTAATACAGCTTCTTTAAAACTTTGATAATTTATTAAAAAAAATCCTCCTTTATGTACTAATTATAGCACATAAAAGAGGTTTTTTATCACTGATATACAGAGAACATTTCTCTTAATTTATCTCTTACCATTTCTCTTTCTTCTTGAAAGTCGCTAGACGTTTTCATCTCTTCTAAAATTCCATACATAGCACTAAGAAATGCTTCTAATTCACGAATTGAATTTTGTTTATCAATTTCATTGTTATCTTTTCGATATTCTTTTTTAGCTTCTATGTATTTCCTAAAATGGCTATTCATCAATGCGATATTATCATCAATTTCCGTTCCTTCAATATCTGTATCATTTGTTTTTAATGCGTTTATAGCCGTTCTTCCATCACTCATAGCTAGTATTGTATCAATATCTTTGATATTGTCTAAAGCTTGGCTCATGACTCTAAAGTCTAAATCATTGTATCCTTTTTCTAGTCCTCTCATTGCTTCCGTTAAGAGGTCTAGATTCCTTTTTCTAACCTCTTGCATGATACACCTACGCTAATTTCTTAATGATGATATTTGCATTTTGAACAGATAAATCTAAGCCACTGTTATTTCCTAGCGTGATTGTATAAGAAGCTCCACAAGGTACTTGAATCAATGTAACTCCACTTACGTTTCCGTATGCACTTGCAGTAGCTACATTATATAGAGATTCTGTTCCTCCTACTGCTTCTCCATTCTGTTCTAATTCTAAAGAAGCGACTCCTACCGTTGCGCTTGTGATGTCTGCCGTATATTCTACTTCATAAATTCCTTGTTTCGTCAACGTAAATAGTCCACTTCCCACATCATGAGCAAGCCAACCTTTACAAGCACATTGGCATGATTTCGTTCTTACTCTATCCGTTGGAAATAATACATTTTGTCCGTTTGCTACTGTCTGTACTGCCGTTGCTATACTATTAATCATTTTTCTTTTCCTCCTATAAAATAAATGGGTAGCCTTTCGACTACCCTATAATCCAAAGGCTATTGCCTAATCTCTTTCGAGCTAGATTTGGTTACATCCACAACCTGTCATATTGTATGCATAATAAGGTGAGCAAGTAAGATATGCAGGTTTTGGCGTTGGTTGCAATGTATTAATGATATTTGCAGATTGAGCCTGTTGACTTAATTGGAAGTTTGCAGTTAGTAAATCTCTGTCTCTATCTGCTAATTTATCACGCAATTCTTGCATTGTGTTAGCATTAATTAATGCTCTTGTTGCTTCACCTTCTGCGTGGATTGCAGTGGTAATATCACACGTATTTTTAAAACTCTGTGTATTTACACCATCAATCGCTCTTTGCGTTGCACAACAACATTCTTGATTCTGTTGTCCTAGATTCTGCAAACCTAATTGTGTCGTGTATCGGCTTTCTAAAATGTCTCTTGAATTTTGATAGCCTTGGCTAGATACATTTTGATTTGTATTAAATAAATCACGCTTAATAAATTCTTGATTCATTAATTCGTCATTCTGTAGGTTGCCATTGTTACCCCAATTTCCACCAAATAACAAGAATAAAAGGATAATCCAAATCCAATATCCTCCACCAAATTCATTGTTGTTTCTGTCTGCTAAATCGTACATTGGTTGAATACCATTCATGCTTTCCATTTATATTTCCTCCTTTCAACGCAATTAGCGTTTTAGCCCATATTGACTAGCCACATTTTCAAATTGTTGTTTCTGTTGTGGCGTTAACTGCCCCATCATATTATTAAGCAATACTTGGGGATTCTGCCCACTCTGCATTAATTGTTGAACTTGATTAAATGCTTGTGGATTTCTTTGTTGTAACATACCCAACAACATTTGTTGAGGGTTCATCATATTCATTAAAGGATTCACGCTTTAAGCTCCTTTCTAGGCGTTTCTTTCTCTGCCCTTGTATTTATATTACTTCCGCCTTTTAGACCTAATATCATAGCTTCTAGCTTGTCTAAGCGTTGTTCTATGCCATCTTTCTTCGGTTCTGTTTCTTCTTGGAATCTGTATTTTTTGAAACTGCCGTCTAATGATTTCATGTAGAATACTGAATCATTTCTATCTAGCATAATACTAGGCAAACCATTCACCATCATATTCCTTGCTTCTTGTTCATTATTGACCCATTTTCCATTAAAATCATTCAATGCCATATTAGGTGTAATTTGGTTATTGATGTTAATAGGTGGAATATTCGCTAATTGTTGAATGTTTTGTAACTGTGATTCAATCATCTGCTTCTGATTCATTAAATTGTTAATTCTGTCATTAATTGGATTATACATTTCGCTCACCTCTTTACACTCCTAATTATATTCATAGGCAGTCTCAGTTTGTTTTCACATTAATATCAGATAAATGTCAAAAAAAAGAGGCTTTTCAACCTCTTAATTTTTATCTAGATACATTTCTTTTTCACTGCTTTTTCTTGGTGGTAGGACTGCGCTATACTTCTCTACTTCATCATACTTGTTCTTAATCTTTTTGATGATTCTATTAACGCTAGAAACACTCATATTCAATCTATCGGCTTGTTCTCTGACTGTCCATCCGTATATTCTAGTTCTTAGAATCATTTCTTCGTCTTTAGTTAATAAAGCTAGATTAATAAATTCTTCAAGAATAATCTTATTCCAAGGTACTTGATTCGTCATTTTCTTGTTCTTCGTTAACGAGTTTATCTGCTACTTCCAAACCTTTAGTTAATACACTAGGGACGCTATATCCGCATTGTACCAAATTCTCAATAATGCTACGCACTTCATTAATACATAAAGAAGCCAATACAAACCAACCTAATAATGTGGTTACATGGAAATCAATTCCTAGCATTTCTCCAATCTCAACCAAGAATGCACTGAACGTGAACGCAACTACAATCATAATCCAATAGCCTAGCTTTTTTAGAACTCCAATCCATCCTTTATTGCTATTGATTTTGTGATTAATCGCCGACTTCATACATCCTGTAATATAATCCACTACATTCATAAATAAGAAGAATGCAAATAAATACCAATGCTCACCTAATACGTATGTTAATACGGCAACGGCTACTCCACCCATTGCATTTATCTTGTCTAGAAAATACATACTTCTTGTTATTTGATTAAATCCTCCATTGTTCTTTTCTATTAAATTCACTCCTTACATGATTCTTAAATTATCAACCTCTAATTCTAAGGTTCTATATCCATTCTTAATGACTTCAAATATATTTCTAATTCTTGCCGTCATTACTAACCCAATATCTGCTACTATAACATCCACTTTATCCCCTAAATCAAAATCAACCTTGTATTCGTACGAATCAGTATTCAATCCGAAATTCACATTTTCTTCAATTTGACAATCTGCTAGTTTTTCAATTCCTTTTTGAATCAATGCTTTCTTGTAATCCTCAAGTGTCACATCATCACCCATACGCTCAGAACGTGCGTCTACGAACAATTTTTTAATCCGTTCATTCTTATCTATCCTAGCGTCATATTCTACATAAATACGCTCTTCTGACTGTCCTTCACCACAAATGATTGCATAGTTCTTGTATTTACTAGAATCAATCATAACGTCCGGTTCTTCAATGTTTCCAAACTCTGTAGAGAATGTAACAAAGTTGTTTCCATCTGCATTGTTCTGAGTCAAGTCACGACCACGATACAACACGAATGTGAACGTACTCGATACATAGTCATATTCTATACGGAACGACAATTCTAACGGATATAACAACTCATAAAGCTTCTCGTCAAGGTTCGCTCCTGTTTCTTGAAAATCTACTCTATCGGTAATGGATTCATCATATCTATACCCCATTTTCCATGAGCAATACTTGTCTAATAGCTTTTTGACAACATCAACAATTTTTCCGCTACTTGAGAATGTAGGATAAATACAATCATCTGCTAGAATCTTTTCAAAAAATGAACCTTTTAACAACATTTGTTTCGTGTTATTTGACGCCGAATAATGTGGTATTTCTACAATTCCTAACTCTTTATCCTCAGTTGAATAAATATATTTAATATCGCTTGAATACTGCCCTATATCAATATAAATCTCGAAATCTCCTGTTTCATAATATCGCCTATTCCACTGCACGTTATAAGGAGCTAGATGTGTAACAATGTTGAAATCTTTATCTAATCCAAAGTAAGACATACTATATACCTAAATACCTTTCATTGTAATATACCGTACAAGCTAAGTTCGTATCTCCATTGTCTGCCGTATATCCTATGATATTCTCGCCCAATTGAATCGTCATATCATTAAATGATGAGGTTCTGTCGACTTTACCGATACAATTCACACCATTCTTTTTAATCGAAATAGGCTCAGAAACTAAATCAATTTCTAATACATCACCATTGTGTAGCGTATCTAATACACGAATATATTTATCTTTATTAAAAAGTTTCGGATTCATCACATCTCCAAACGCTTCAATAACGGCTCTACAGTATGTTTCTGTATCGCCTTGATTATCAATATAGATTTCTCTAGCGAATGTAAATGTTCCAAAGTTTACGCCTGTTTCCGGTATTTCAAAATTGAACGCTAAACCTTCGCCAATTTCTGCAATATTTCTTGCAAAATCATCAAATGAAAGCAATAAAGGTTGCGTGCATAATATCGTGAAGTTAAGCTCTAATTCTTTGTAGATGTTAACAGTAGGCAAGCTATACGCATATAAACGACCTCTGCAATATTTCTTTTCTCCCATGTACTCAACGATAACATCAAATACATGAGAATATTGGAAGAAGCGCCGTAGCTTCTCCCTTTCTTCTCTTTTCTCTTCTAATGAGCCTTTAAAGATAGCTTTTACGCTTCTTTCTTTTGTTGGAATACGTGAACCAATTAATCTAGCGCCATTTCCAAATGCATTGTCTTGAGTTGTATATGAAGGTGCTACGTAATCGAATCCATCCAAACCGTCACTAGATGGTATTCTCCATCTGTTTTGGTTGTCGATTTCAAATTCTATGCCATCATCCCTACGGACGATAACTCTTACCTTATTGATATCTATTGAACTACACCTCCATATCCATATCTTGCTTGCATACGTAACATTCTAGCTATCTCATCCGGACTTTGAACTTTATTGTAGAAGTTGATAGTCTGTCCGTTGTTATTTGTTGTTACGCTAGGCATGATTTGAGCCATATCTTTAGCTACGGCACGAATCCACGCTTTATTTTTTTCTAAAGGTACGACGGCTTCCGCTCCATTACCTTCCAACAAACCAATTTGACCACGTTTCAATACACCACCACGCTCTAGTCTTGGAATCTTTCCAATGTGAACTCCGGGAATCTTATTGATGATACCGATTGCCCCATTAATACCACCGATAACACCATTTACCATTCCTTTTACACTTCCAACTAATGAACTAACTGCTCCTTCAATTCCACCAAACACACCACTTACAAATCCTTTTAAACCGCTCCATGAATTTTGTATTCCTTGTAGGACATTTGAAATTTTATTCCCTACATTATCCATTACGCCTTGAACTTTAGACCAAATTCCATTGAATACATCTGAAACAGTGCTCTTAACATTATTGAAATAGTTATTGATATTATCAATAACGCCTTGAACCTTGTCTCTTACCTTGTTCATGGAATCTTGAATATTGCTCCAAATTTTGCCTACTACATCCGAAACTATTTTAAACAAATTGCTTACAAATCCAATAATTGCAGTTACTACTTCACTGACTTTGCTCCAAATATTCTGCGCAACTGTTAATATTACAGACCAAATATTCGCTACGATTGTAGCAACAATTTGAACAATAGGCATGATAAATCCTAGTATTTTTGCAATTGCAGTTCCAACATACGTTACAACCATATTTATGAATGAAATGATTCCACTTACCACACTTCCAACTACTTGAAGAATAGATGTTATTACAGGAATCATGCCGATAACTGTTTGAATAATCTTTTTAATGATTGCTAGAATCGGTGGGCCTACTACGCTAAGAATCTTTTGAGCTTGGTTTACTACATTTTGAATTGCACTGCCTATCTTGCCTAAAATTTCTTTTGCGATAGGTTCAAGTGCAACTTTCATCTGCTCAATTGCTTTTTTTACTTCATCAAATGCAGGCTTTAAGACTTTGGAAACTTGGTTAACGATATTTGTGATTCCACTTGTATCAATGCTACCAAATACGCTTGAAATAACTTCACCGACTTTGGCAAACCCTTGTTGAATATCTTGTATAGCTAATGTAATTAATACAATGATACCGGAAAGAATAGGGGTAATAAGTTCGCCTATTGGAGTAAATGAATCAAGAAATGCACGTCCTAAACCACTTAAAGCGTTTTTTAAGCCACCATTTGCAATATCTTTAACCTTATCCATTGTTCCGGCTACATTGTTATATTCATCCCCTACAGATGATAAAGATGTTATAAACTTAAGGTTGAAATCTTCTCCCATTGTGCCGAATGCAATACTTGCTTTGTTTAATGCTTCTTGTTGATTTGTTGTTTCCTTAATATCTTGGATGATTGCGTCTTGCACATCTTTTTGTGTTGCGCCACCTTCTTTATATGCTTGAAAAACTTCTTTTGTCTTATCATTGAAACTATCTAACGCTTTTTCAATAGTTCCGTTTGACATTTGTGTAGTAATTTCATTTACTGCGTCATGCGCTTTATCAAGGTTATAAGAACCACTTTTTACACCATTTGTAATAGTTTGTAAATATTCTTCTGCCGAATATCCTGCTTGCTTGAATTTACCTGCGTATTCTGCAATATTATCACCTAATTCTCCGGAATAATCCAAACCATTCTGAGCACCTTTTGCTATAAGGTCAAAAGCTTTTTCGGAACTGATTCCAAACTGTTCCATTAATTGTTTCGCACCTCTTAAGGTCTCATTCTCATCCATTCCATAAGCGTCTCTTAATGTAATCAAATCCTCGGTCACATTCTTTAGGTCAACATCACTTATGCCTTGCATTTGTTGTTTAACACGTGCCATCATATCGGCAACATCTGAAATATCTTCACCGAAATTATTTGACCAAACATCACGAGCAATGTTTTTAAATTTGCTCATTTCATTACTTGAAGCACCTGTCTGAGCTTGGAATTTAGCCATAGCGTCATCTAATTCAGTAGCTTGATTGACACCGGCCTTAATCGCTAGTGCCATACCACCAACTGCTCCTGCTACGGCAGTAACACCAACGACACCTCCAACGCCTAAACCTGTTAATGTTTCAGTAATTGCAGAAGCTTCCGGACTAATATTCTGAATCTTCTCTAGCAGTCCATCAAATCCACCTTGAATTGATTCTAAGGCACTGTTTCCTACTTGCTTAAATACATCAAACTTTGAACCTGTTTCTTGCGTTTCGGTTTGTGTATTCTTTTGCTCTTCGTTTAAATCTTTAAGTTTTTCTTTAATTTTTGGCGGTGCTTTTGAACCATCAGAACCTAGCTTATCAATCGCTTTTGAAGTATCTTTGATAGCATTTGTGGCTTCACTTGATACAACCTTTACAGATTTAATACCATTCTCTAGACCACTTGTGTCTATCTTTGTATCAAACTTTAATGTTCCGTCTGATATTCAATTTGCCACCTCCTTTTCTAAACATTAAAATATGAATCAAATTCATCTTTCATTTCTTGTTCCTCTATTGTTAATTCGATTGGGAAAGACCACGCTTCTTTTGCTCTTTGATATGCTTTATCCTGTGTATCATTCTTTGAAGGCTTTTCATACCCTCTAACACTCTTTGCATATCCCCACAATGTAGAATCACCTACAATATTGTTTGCTAGTGCTAAGAACTTATGCCAGTGCATATCACATTCCGTTAAGTCAATGCCGTAAAGTTGCATAAACGCCGAATAAATATATTCCCCATCTTGTACATAATCTAATGTCTTAACGCCTGTAGAATCACTTCTAGGCGTACTAGAAGGGTTATATAAGAATCGTTTTAGCTCTTTTAAAATATGCTTATCTATAATAGGTGGCTCATCTACGAATAAATAAGAACAATCTATTTCATCAATAACATGATTATTGAATCTTTCAAATTCTTCATAGAAGCGAATCCACAACCGAAAATCTGTATTTAATAAAATAGGCTCGCCATTTAGCGATTGTATGCTATTTGGCAAGCCTTTTATGCGTAAATCAATCATTTCTTCGCCGTAACTTTTGAAACTGCATTGCTTGCATCAATTAAGCTTTTGATTGCTTTATCGTTCATTAATGTTCTAGCTTTCTTCATTGCTTGTTCATTTGTTCTTCTTGAATATTCTTCATCAATTAAATTCACAATATATAACACTTCCATTAAATCTACTTGTTCAATATCTACGCTACCTAACATGCTTTCTAATTGTTCATCTGTTAATACTGTTTTCAGATAGTCGAATTTAGCTCGATATGCTTCTTCATGTGTAGCGTGAAATGCATTACAAGCGTCCTCTGCTTTTAAAACTTCAATTGTTTTAGGTGGGATTTCATACTGCTTCCCTTCATACGTGATTCTATTCATGATTTACCTCTTCTTTCTTTATACTTCTGATGTGCCTTCTGTGAAGGTTACTGTTCCATCTGCTACCTTTGCAACACCGACACGAATATCGCTTGCAAAGTTAATATTGAAGTTGATTTTTGAATCGACACCGCTTAATGTATCGAAAATCAATTTAGCGTCAACTTCCCACGCTTTATAGCCTTTAGTTTTGTCTCCGTCAAACATAAATACAAGTAAAGCTTTTGTATTTACTTCTTCGTTGTTTGGTACGGATTTCATCATTTGTTCGTAAATGTATTCAAAGTCATCTTCGCCTTTAATCATTGTTAAATCTTGCGAAATCTGAGGTGAATAACTCTTTAATGATTCTGTTGGGTTCTTATCTGCGATAAAGTCATACGTTTCAGTTTCACTGTTAAACGAAATATCTAAAGTTGTAGACTTCTTAATTCGCTTGTAACCTGTTCCCATTTCTAAGAACAATCCAATCATATACTTCTTGACTGTCTGTCCTGTATTTACTTCAGTTCCTTGAGTTGCTATTAATTAAGCTCCTTTCTGTATTTAATTTGAATTGTCAAGGCGTATACTGCTTGACTATCCTCATTTGTGTATAGATATAAACCACTTGAAACGGAAACATCCTCACAATGTCTGTTTCCGTCTAGTTGTGGTAATTCTCCGCTTAAATTCTTTTCGTCAATCCAATTTTCTAATTCTTCTAGAAAAACATTGTTATCTTGTCTTTCGGCTTCGATTTGTGTATTCCTACGTGCTAGAAACGTGTAGTATTCTGTACGCATTTGAGAGCCGTCAATGTATGCATCTACAATTGCGTTAGGTTCTTTGTATAACGCATAAGAGATAGCTTGTTGCGCTAAAACATCCGTTTCAATACGTTCATCTATCTGTATATTTCCATAGCCATATAGCCATTGAATCAATGCTTTTGATACTGTCATTCTCCGTCTCCTATCATTTGTTGTGCTTTCTTTAAGATTGTTTCTGCGCCACCATTTCGCATAGCTTTTTCAAACCAATGGTCTGTTTTACCTCCAACGAAATGAGCGTTCTCTTTGTTGTAATACCAACGTCTAGCATAAGGTGCACTTGGTCCACCTTGCTTTACTAATCCGCTACCAATTTGTGTTAATCGTGTAGCCGAGTTAATTAATGCTCCTGTGTCTCTAGGCGTATAGGGGGACATAAGCCTAATGACTTCAGAATCAATCATTTGTTGTACTCTGCCACGTTCTTCAAGTCCTCTTGATTGTTTAATTTGGGGAATTGATTTAACATCAAGTTTGACTTTCATTCCTATTGACCGACAACCTCCCAATGCTTCAACATATCAACATTCGTACAATCTGTTACGCTTTGAATTGTTGTCCATTTGTGCTTTTTCTTCGCTTCATTGATTGCCTTGATGTTAGATAAATCTTCTTCGACTTCTCCAAAGAATACGAAATCAGTTTTATCTGTATTTAATGTGAAGTGCTTTTGCTTTTCATCATTTGAAAGCTTTGCATATGCGTAAGGTTCAACATATCCCTCACGGTATAAAATGGTAATATTTGTGGATGTGGCTATGCTCAGAATATTACCGTTTGCAGTTCTAATAATTGATTGTCTCCACATACATTTATCAAGAATAGAAGCTTGAAACCTATCTTCTCTTGTCAATGTATCGTAGTAGTGATTTACAAGTGTAATTGAATCTTCAAAGAATCCTGTCATAATGCAATCCATCTTTCTTTCATTAAATCTGTATCTCCTAACCAAAAGGTTATGATATCCTCAAGCGTGTTTCTTTTATCTGAGTGTGTAGTGTTTATAAAGCTTTTGGAATATCCACCATTTGAGATACTTGATACGCCATCAATCGAATCTTGAAAGATTACATTGTTTAATACATCACAGATACAATCTTTTAAAGTGCTTTCGTTCTGTTCATTAATAAAATCAACATTCACATACTTCAATACCATTGCTTCCGCTTTGTAAGAATACTGATTGAATTGACTTTCATCAAATTTAGGAAAATGGGAATTGTAATATTCCCAATCTAAAATATTGTTCATTTTACAACCCCCTTTAACGCTACTTTTTCTTTTTTTGTTGAGGTTTAGCTTCCTCTTTTTCTTCTGTAGGTTCTTCTTTTACTTCTTTATCAACTGTAGGTTCTTCACCTTTTGGTTGTTCAACCTCTTTAGTGATAGAAGGATAACCCCATCCGATTTCCACTGCCATTACTTCGCACTAGCAGATAAGTAAATTCCTGCTACCTTATTTTCGTATACATCTACGATTCCATATTTACGATATTTCAATACATCTGAATCTGATTCGATGTTATTTCTTGCAGAAATCACATTTGAAACAGTGTGTTTATCCCATTTCATTACGGCAGGTTTGTGAACAATTAAGAAGTTGATTGCGTGTCCATCCTCTGCCTTTTTGTATCCGCCATCTAACTCTGTATCTTTTCCACTCAACAATTTAATTTTTGTATAGAATCGTGTTGAAGGTACAGGAACAATTTTTGCAAATCCTTGTAAAGCTTCACGAGATTTGTAAGTGTCCAACGCCTTAACGCCATTTAATAATGTAGGTGTAGCATACAAGATACGTTGTTCGCTAGGAACTTCATCTTCATCCATTTTAGTAGTTGCCGTTAATAATGCGCTCAAGAACTCTTCTGAAGTTGTATAATCTTCGGCAACTGTTGTGATTCCTGTTGTGCCGGCAATCTTAGCGAATGTGTAAGCGTCTGCTTCCGGTGCAACCTTTGTACGCATTAATTCCGCTCCTGCCATACCGAACGCAATATTCATTGATTCTGCGTTATCTTGTGTATCAACTGAGATTTTAGTTCCTCTATCATAGTCGAATGTAGCAGTTTTCCATTCTAACTTAACTGAGTTACCTGTATAACCACTGTTTCTATCGTAGTTTCCTAAACCTTTAACAGAAATTTGTGGATAGATGATTTCTTTTGCATTTGCTCCGGCTCGTACCATTGTAGCGTCTGCATTTAAATCACCTGTAACTGAAGCTAACTTATATACCTCATCCAAATTTGAGACATACGTTTTAGCTAATGCAATTTGATTTGGTATTAATTAAATCCTCCTTATTTCTTTTCTGTAGTTAAACCCATTGCTTGTCGTAATAATAAATCTTCGGCATTTGGGTTCTCCCCTTGACCACTGCTTCCAACGATATTTCCTGTTGCAGTAGGTCCTTTCTGTTCTTCTTCAAATAAGATTGGCTTATTTTCTTTTAATGTTTTAAAAGCTTTGTCAATATCATTTGTTTGGTCTTTTGAATTTAGTAAATCATCATAGTTGAATTGTGATTTTGCTAAATCAAAATCTTTACATCCGTATTCTTTAGCTTTTGCACTTAATACAGAATCAAGATTCATTTTGCTAATCTGAGTTTCGTATGTAGTTTTTTGAGTATCAATATCATTCGTCAATGTATTGATTTTATTTTTCAATTCTTCTACATCAACCCCATCATAGCTTTTCTTGAAATTATCAAACTTTGTTTGAATTTCCTTTGCGTTGTTCTCTGCTAAAGATAGCTTATCTTTTTGCTTGTCGAACTCTGCAATCGTCTTATAGTTGTCATTTACTAGCTTTGTAATTGAGTCCTCTTGCTCTTTGGTTAATTCAATGTTTGATTCTTTTAAAATTTCAATAATGTTTTTCATTTTGCCCTCCTAAAGTTATTTATAAACCGAATCTTCTCCGGTATGGCTTTGGCTAACTATATTTTAGCTTGAATAATAGCTCACAATGTGAGCGTTTATACTGTTACACACCTATATAGATACAATACGCACTGTTACAGACCTATTTAGCCAATTCTAAGCCTATCGTTGTGAACTCTGTCTCCCATTTCAGAACTGAAAGCTTTATACGTTGCATTTGCGTGTTTTAGCTTGATTTTGGTTTCTGTACTGCCTAATCCTTGATTGTCCAATAAGATTACTTCCCTTTTTAACGCTCTGATGTTTCTTTCTAATTCTCTTTGATACTGCCTAGCTTCATATCCTTCATATTCTTTTCCTTGGAATGTGAAAGGCTTTGTATCAATATTCTTCAACTGCTCTTTTGTGTAGGCATAAGGCATATCAACATCCCAAACAGGTTGAGCGAAGTGTCTACATCCATAGTCTTTTTCTTCTCCATGTGTTAACTGATACAAACTAGGATATAGTTTCCCTTGCGTGTCGTATCGCTTTCCTTGCCACTTCTTATGACTTGGTCTTGCATTTGCGTGAGCGTCAAATTCAAATACAGTAACTCCCATATCTTTTGCACATTTATTGTTAATTTCTTGTGATGATTCCTTTTCTGCGTACTGCATTTGTTGTCTCACCCATACATCCACATTTCTTTTAACGCCTGTATCATATTCCACAATCTTTACGCCACTATTTGCTAATTTTGAGATAGCTTTTCTACAAGAATCATCAATTGTGCATTTACCACCTACTACATTTTTAACTTCTTCTTGAACTACCTTTGTAAAGAATACCGGTAGTTTATCTTTACCGATTGCATACGTGTTAGCACTTGTCTTGATATATTTCTTCCAACGCTTTGAAGTGTCATTTTGTGGACTGATATATAAATCTATCTTGAGCTTATTTTTGATAGGTTTTCCACTTGCTTCTTTGATTAAATCAAGTGTTCCTTGCTTATTTTCTTCTAAATCCTTTTTTGATTCCTTAATTACATCTTTTTTTAGGCTTTTTGATTCTTTTTTTGTGAATTTACGCAAATCTACTAGTGATTTTGCCAATATCACATTAAATTTTGCGCTTTCTTCGGTGCTTTTCTCTAAAACTTCACGAATTTTGTTAGATACAAATATCATCATTCCTAATTCAAATACACTAGCACGCTTTACACTTTTTCTTTCTCTTTCTTCAAGCTTTCGTCTTTTCTCAATCTGTTTTTGTAGGCGTTCTTGCTTCCTTTGCTCTTGCCGTTCTTTACGCTCTTGTTCTCTTTGTTCTTCTTCACTTAACATTTATATACCCCCTATAGAAAAAGGGCTTAAATGCCCTTTAAAACGCTTTTAAAGCCTATTTAATTAATTCTTTCTTCTGTTTGTCTGTAATCCAACCGATAGAAGCAAACATTTCTAAATCGCTCTTTGTAAATAAGCCTAATTCATAATACGATTTGATTAATTCATAGCTCATACTACTTCACCCCATTCAATTGAGCTTTTAATTGAGCAATCTGTAACATTAATTGTGCATTAATCTTATCTTGCTCAGTTGGTACTGCTTTTGGTCCTTCAATTGTTGGCTTTTCTGCTTCTGCAACCTCAATCACTTTACCTTCTACATATTTGTAGTTATATCTTCCGTATTTATCAACTAATCCGTTTTCTAGATATAGACCTTGAGCGTGGGCATATTTGTCTCCTTGCCCTTTGTCGATTTCAGTCATTGTTTCAATTTCATCTTGTGATAAGAAGATTTCTGAATTGATAGATGTGATATACCCATCTTGTAATGATACATATACTTTATATTCGTTGTTCATAGTCCCTCCTAATAAATTTCTGCGTCCAATAGAACTCGCTTACCTTTGTCGATTACATACGTAATATTCATATCACCTACGCTTGATAATCTTTTAGCTAATGTAGGTGTGAGTGTTAGTACTAGCTCTTTATATTCGTCCATCGTTACTGCCGTGATATCGGATTTGTTTGTGGTAATCGTACTATTTCCGATATAAATCCAACCGGCTAGGTCGATATCTGCAGGTGTTGGTTTACTTGTTCTCATAGAAGCACATTCATGAATGCCTAAATAAATCTTATTGACTGAAAAATATCCACTCCTTAATCCTGTGATTTCTCTGTTGTACCAAAGGCATTTTACATGCTCTTCACTGCCATTTGGCTCAACGTAATCTGTAGCCACTGAACCTTGCTCTAGTTTCATATAAATCAACTGAACTGAAGCACCACTTGCAATTTCAATACCAACCCACGTTAAGCTTGAAGCCGTAAATGTATATGTATTTACGCCTTTTGAAATTGCTACACCTGTCTTGTAAGTGTCTCCATCTTTCCATACAAACTTAACTAATCCTGTGACACTTGCTACATTTAAAGTTACGGTGAATGTTCCTGTTGGTTTATCTTCTAAGGATTGTAGAAACATTCCGTTTGAACTATTCGGATTTGTAAGCACCAATGTTCTAGCGTCTAAAGTTGCATTCTGTACATTCCATCTATCTACTGAATACCCTCTTGTGTAACTATTTTTTCCTCTGATATTGATTTTAAAATTTGGGTTAATTAATAAATTGGGATTACTGAATTTAGTCCCTAGATAATTTGCTAATTGCGTTAATGTTCCTTTTTTTAATCCTGCACCATTATGTACAGGCAATACGCTTGTATCCGTAAAGCTACTCAATGCGTCTAGTTCTGTTACTTGTTTTCCTACCATTCTATATTCCTCCTTGTTTTTTATAAAGATTGTCGATTAATTTATCATATTCTTAGTTAGTTTAATTCTTATTTAGTTAGTTAATACATAAATTCAACATGCATTTCTCCACGCAATTCTTCTCCCGTGTGTAATGCTGAAACACCGACACCAACACGGAAATATGCTTTGAAATTATTGTTTTGGCTGTCATCACAAAATGCTCGATATGCTGAGCCATAATTATCTGTAAAAAATCGTGCTTTTCCATATAATTTGTTGCCGTAAATTTCAACTTCTCTAACATCTTTTGACGGGTATTTTGCCCCGTTTTCTACTGTATTTTCATGGAATTTTTGTTCGATGTAGTTATTATCCATTCTAGCAGTTGTAACCATTGTAATACCGTTATCAGCAACTGGTAAACTCATCATTCCCATATAGGCGAGTTGTAAATTACATTCCTGTAGTGCAACCCATCTTTGCTTTGAATAATAACCATCTAAACTAAAAACATTAGTCTTATAACGAGTAAACATATTATCGTTAGGTGTGTTGCACTTATCAATAATAGATGTACCACAAAACCGAATTTCTTTATAAAATTTTGTTAAAGGGATTTCTTCAGACATGTCAATTACTTTACCATCAACTAAAACAGATAAAGCTGTCATATTTTCATCTCCATGATAACCACCCATAAAATCAACGCTATCAGTTTCTTTTACAACTGAATCCATTTCAATAGATGGTGTAACTTGTGAACAACCATACAAACGATTGAAATTTTCATCGACAATTTCATAAGTGTAAAATCTCCATGTATTAAGATTTATACTATCATCAATATCTTGTTTATAAACGTAGTGCATGAAATTATCACTGGTTTTTGAATGAACATAAATATCGAAAATATTTCCAGATTTGGAATAATACATTTTTTTCGGTTCGTAAACTAAACCTCTTGTAACTTTAAAAATTTTAAAACTCGTTGTTCCGCTTGTCATGGAAAATACAACAGTATTTCCAGTTTTAACATTTGCTTTATTATCAACCGTTGGTAAAGTATTTGTACCATCATCAATATTTTTCATGTATAGGGAAATTAAATTTTCCGATTTGATTTCTCCATCGAAAATGCCAATTCTAAAATAATTATTAGTAAAATTATCGACGTACATTTTAAAATCTTCTGTTGCAGTAAAATACATTGTTTTCCAGGTTGTAAAATCTACAAGATTTCCTTCTATATCAATTAGTTTCCCTGTTAATGATGTTGTTGGTGTATTTTCATTTATAACTGACAAAACATCTTCAGGTAACAAATTGTATAACTCATATAAATCTTCCTTTAGTTCACTTGTTTCCGCTTTAGTTTGCTCTAATTCAAACTTCATTTGATTTCTTAGGTTCTCTAATTCATACGCAATTTTGTCTGAATCTCCAATGTTGTCACCGTTTAAATCTTGACTGCCATCAACTTTGTATTTCCAATCTGCTAGAATCTCATAACCATTCTCATCCACTAGTGTTCCATCTTCTGCTAATAGAACAGTAGTGAAATGGTTATCCATAATCATCTTTTCAACGCTTGAAATTCTGTTAGATAACTTCCCTGCCGTATCTGCGTCTAATGTATCCTTTACAGTTTCAAACCAATCATTGAACTCTGTTCTATTTGCATTCATTTCAGATTCATTCTGAGCCTTAATTTCTTTGAATAGCTCAGTTACTTGAGTAAATAAATCCAACGATTGTACGCTCTTAATTGCGCTTGTAACTGCTCCACAACGTGTAGAATCTAATCTTGTATCAGTAATATCTGAACCTTTAACTTCACTTGCATTGCCTGTTACGGTGACCGTAGCTAATACTAAATCGTAAATAGAATCACTTCTTGTAATTCCATTGTCAATATCACTTGCTACTAATGTAATGTTTCTATATGCGTCATTATCATTCAATCTAAGAATGATATTGTAGCTTTTAGTAGCGCTATTCTTTTCTAGTGTGATGGTTTCGTCATCTTTCTGCCAATAGAACGCTCCATTAATATTTGCTCGTCCTGCTTTAACTGTTAAGGTTAAGCCTTGAGCTTTCTCAACTCTTAAATGGTCTGAACTAGAATCATCTATGAACACACCATTTGTGAAGTAGCTTGAGAATAATCTTCTAAAAGCGTCATATAGTACTAATCTATCACCATTTCTTGAGACGAATGGAAAATATGTAGTTGCTATTCTTCGTCATCCTCCTCTCCATCATCTTGAATTTCTTCATTTAATAACTCCGTTGCTTCTTCCTCAGTGAATCCGTATTGTTTCATGAAATACATGATTTTCAATCTTGGAATATCAAATGTTAGTGCGTCATTTCTTAACGCTTGTGCCGTGCTTTGCTTATCCTCGATATATGTATCATCATAATCAATAGCAATGTCTAATGAATTAATATTAAGCTTTCTGCCTTGTGTTAATTCGTAGAAGTATGCTATTGCTTGAATAATATCTTGAATATATGCCGTAGATTCTTTACGTTGTGAGTTAACTTCCTTCATTGCGTCTTGATTCTCACCAATATATTCGGTAGCAGTGACAATCCTTCCACTTTCAAACGTGTATTTTTTTGTACCGAATCCAAACATCATTGATAAGATACTTAACGCCGTTTCTAGTGACTGAACAACTTCTGCCGTCCTTACTGTTGGATTATATTCTTGCCATAAAGCTTTTTCTTCCGGTAGCTTATCTCTACCTAATTGAACGAAGATATTCTTTAATTGTGGATTCTGTTTTACTTTTCCATTCTCGTCTTTTTGCATTAATGCTTCGTTTACAAGAACGATTTTATCCGATTTCAATAAATCACGATTCCACATTGTCATTGTTAAATCAATTGTTTTCAAAGGAGCAATTGCACTCCAAATCTTCGGTAAGCCGTACCCTTGCATTTGTAAGTTGTTGACCTTTGCATTTCTCATAATTGCAAACGGCTTAACCACATCTAATTGAACAATCTGAGCACGCTCTTTTATTTCTTCGCCTGTTTCTTTAAAGTAATGTGTTTCTGCAATATATCTTTCATCTTGTCCTTTTAAGAACATGACCATCACATATACTTTTTTTAGTTTTTCATAATTTACTCCAACGAAAGCTACCTCAACGATTTCATCATTTATAACAGTTAATGGTAGGATATTCATTGAATCACAATAGTTGATTCTGATTTCTCCTCCACTAAATGTACCATCTTCATAAATCTCGGCATTCGATACCGTTACATAAGCTCCTACCGTACCATTTGCAGACATTTGTTCAACTTGCTTCCTATACATAACATCAAATCTATTCTTCGTTAGAATGTCTGAAATAATATCATTTGTTGTACTGTCTTCCGTAGCGTTTATATCTAGGATTTCAATAAGGTTTGCGTCATCTTCGCACAAACGCTTTGCAAAGTCTGTTTTGTCTAGCATGTATTCCTCATTGTTTAAGGTATATGCCGTATGAAATTCTGTTTCGGTATTTGTATACCACTTATTGCACAATTCAATAATCTCAATTGCGTTTGTATCTACATAATACCCTCTATCGTTTAGGTAATTCTGAAACCACGGATTACGTGTGTTAGATGTTTCTATTTCTTACCTCCTTAAATCTATATATCCACTATGGGTTATAAATGTATAGCAGAACGAATCCCAATCATCATTAATGTTGTTTACGTTCTCATCTTTTGGGATGTCTTTCTTTTCATCCCATACTAATTCGCTCAATGCGTTTATTAAATTCTTACAATGTTCTTCTATCTTTAATCGCCCTGTAACAAGTAAGCTATCAACTGTTATAGGGCGGTCTGTAAGCTCATTCTTCTTAACTGGTGCAATTATACTTCCGTCTAATCCTTCAGCGTAAAAATAAGCTCTAAGCGTGTTTATAAGCGTATTTGAAGCACTATCCGGAAATATCCATTCAATATATCCATAACATTCAATACAACGCTTATAGAACCTTACAAACGCTTTGCAGAACTTTGTTGCGTCAATTGCATTTGACTTTGCCATGTCTCCTTCATCAAGCGCCCACATATAATCCCAATCGTTTGTGAATCCTGTTAAGTGCCATGAATATTTCGACCCGTTGTCTCCAAAGTCTACTCCTATGATTAAATGACTAAACCTTTTCCCTTTTTCTTTCATCTTCTCTTTTAAATGTTGATATTTGAATAGGTAAGGTTTGCAGTCATTAGCAAAATAAGGGAATACAAGTCCTTCGGCAACCATTCTTTCCCCTAGAATATCTCGCTTGTACCATACTGAATTCATGTCATATTTGTTTTGGATTTCTTCGATTCTTTCTTGGCTCATTGTAGCATTATCAAAGATATTGAAATGCTCATATCTGTACCAATCCAATCCCATGAATTTATCTATGTAATTCTTATAAATGTCTGCGTTTGGGTTTGATGGGTTTAAATCCCATAATGTAAATGGATGTACACTTGCAATCTGTCTTGCCATTGCTACTTTGATAAAACTTGTTCTAGAATCCTCACAATCATAATGCTCATTTATTTCGGTGGCAATCCATCCTCCATATGAGTTACCTAATATGCTCTTATATGAATCGGACTTTCCGCCACCTGTAAATATAACAATCTTTTCGCCTGTCTTTGTTTGGACAAATAACGCTTCGTTTGATTTGTATTTACCCCAACGACATCGTCCACGAAAGATATGCTCTAAGCCGAAACCATTGCAATCGCCTATATTTAATTTCGCATTCGGTAAGCTTGACCCACTCGCTAAATGTATTTTATCTTCACATGTTTCCAAATACATTGAAAAGATTATGCAGTGGTCAATCGTTTTGCCACTTCGTACCGCTCCTTCTGCTACACTTTGTTTGTAATTTAGGGCGGTCTTAATATAGTTCTTATGTTTATCTGAAAATTTCCCCCACGGAATCGTTCTAGTCATCATTTCAATAAATCTGCCAAAGGTGTTAGGTCCTCAATCTCATGTGTCATTGTTTGTTCAACCTTTTCTCTCTGTCCAAGCATTTGTTTTCCTAACCAAATAAGCATGGTCGTATTCCCTTTTGAAGCCTTATCAAACTGCATACGTCTTAAACTTCTTTTTGAGTGGCTTATACCTCTTTTATATGTCTGACAAAACTTTTTATTTCTTAACAATGTTCTTACTGAACATCCTAGGAAATCGGCAATTTCTTCTTGAGTACATCCAATAGAAGCAAGCTTTTCAACTGCTTCATAATCAATCTTTATTCTTGGACGTCCTCCTGCGTGTTTCTCTGCTATTTTAATACCCCCTATAACAATCATATTGATTCAACTGCTTTTTAAGCCTTTGCAATCTTTTTCTTAAATCTCTTTTTCTATATTCTGATGTCGTGTTTTGTAGTTCTTCTTCAACGCTTTTCATTTGGCGTAAATGTTCTTCTCTAGACATGTCTTGCTTCTTCTGTTTCAAGTTTTGTAATCTCCTCTGTTCTTTTTAAGAATGTTACTGAATTATCGTATTCATAAATGATGTCATTATTTTCATCAAATCCTACAGGCTTTAAGACTTTTTCAAAAATCTTATAAGGTGATTGTCCTGCTTTTGGTGAATTCCATAAATAATGCAGATAATCTTTCATTGTCATTCCTGCATATTTTGCTCTAGTTTCTGATGTATTTGTATTAAAACCAATTGCTTTGTTACGTTCAAAATCTAAGAAGTACATATCCTTTTCAATATCTTTCCAATGTACTCTTCCATGTTTCTTTGCAATTTGTAAAGCTCCACTAAAATTTCCTCTTGAGTAATCCCAATTCTTGTCTAATGCGCAACAACAACAATTATTCGAGCATTCTTTAAAGTGTGCGTCTGATACATAGAACCGCATACCTAATTCATCACATAGCTCTTTCATCTTTTGAATGTATTTAGCCTTTACTTTTCTGTTAAGTCTTAAATATCCACTTCCATTTGAATGTTTTCTATAGAAGTCTACAATATCAAATCCTGCGCATTCACTAATCACATCATAATGCTCCTTAGCTTGTTTAATAGAGCGCATTTCTAAGCAAAAGAACTCTGTAGTAACCGCAGTAGCTCCTACCTTTTTGGCTTCTCTAATTAAATCTAGATAGGTTTTATCTGATACTCCTACAATAAACGGACGCAACCTTAAAGTTGCACCACCTTTTGATAATTCAGTATATTTTTTCATTGCTTCAAGTCTTTTTCTTGGACTTGGTACACCTACTTCGATTTTTCTTGCGTCCTCTTCATCTAGTGTGATAATACTAAACTTAACATTCCAATTGTCTGCACCTTTGAATAATTCTTGATATTTAGGGTCGTTAAATACCCATGCCGATTTCGTACTAAAACAGATAGGATAGTTAATAGATTTCATATACTTGAGCATTTCATAGGTTTTACCATATTTCTTTTCATATCCGTCGAATTGGTCTGATAATCCACCATATTGAATAGGGCGTCTGTCTTTAATGTATTTATAGAATTGTGATTTTGTATCTTCTCCACTGAAAATCTTTTTGCATTTCTCAACATTGATACATTTCACATCTTTATTAAGATATGCTTCTTTACTTGCACCAATGCCTCTTTGATATTGGCTAAAACAATAAACACATCCAAATGAACAGTTGGAATATGTATCAAATGTTACTGGTAATGAGCAATCTGCGATTTCTCCTTTCCATCTTGGTGATTGATAAGTCTCACTAATTTTATTCACCTTATATCCTCCATTTTCTTTTAATAATTAAGCTATTGCATAATAGATGTTATTCATGCATTAATTCCTTGATGTCGTAGCACACTTTTAATTCAGTTACCTGTAAAAGTTTCTCTAAGAATAGTTGTTCTTCCTCTGTTTCATATGTAATGATTACACGTTGTTTTTTTAGCATTTCTTCTGAATGTTCGCTAAATGCGTCCATAAGCTCATTGTCATATCCTTCCGCTTCCATGTCCTCAGTTAATGCACTAATCTCAAAATCGCCGAATCCAAAATCTCTCATATCGATTCCGTCAATTTCTTCAAGCTCTTTCATTTCTGTTTTTAATGCGTCTAAATCCCACGAAGCTTTTTCTGCCGTTTTATTATCTGCAATTCTAAACGCCTTTACTTGCTCATCTGTTAAATCATCTGCAACCACGCAAGGAACAGTTTCTAAGCCTAATTCTTGACTAGCTTTATATCGTGTATGACCTGCAACAATAACTCCATCTTTATCAATAACAATAGGCACTTTGAAACCGAATTCCTCAATAGAATTTTTAACAAATTTAACTGCTCCATCATTGATTCTAGGATTATTCTCGTAAGGCTTTATCTCATTTAATCTTTTTTCAACAATATTCATATTCTCCTCCTTATTATTAAAAGAACCGAGACAAACGCTCGGTAATATAT